CAGCTGCCAACTTAGCAGCACGAAGAGCCGGCATACGCTCACGAGCAGAAGCAACACGAGCCTCCAAGGTAGAAATATCAACCAAATCGTTATCACGAGGAATCTCCACAGAGGGAGAATCAAACGCTTCATTTGCATAACTTTCATTTTCAAATGGATCATCTTCACCCTCTTCTACACCTGGATAAAGATACTGAGGTTGCTTGGCAGAAGCTTTCATAAGTTCTTGCTCAAGAATAAACTTACGACGCATCTCCGTAATCGAATAAGTCAGATCAGGAATTGCGGTATCCTCTTCTCCAATATCATGAAGCTGAGGACTACACTCATCCCACTGAGTCCTAAATTTAACCATAACTAAATAGACGGCGTACCAAAGAACGGCATAGGCCGCAATGCATCAATACGGTGAGAAATCCAAATCAAATACTTATCCGTATCATCCTGAACAGCATACGGATTGGTGATATTCGGAACCTGCAGGAAATCAGAATTGAGATTGGCCGCAGAAAGCTTACGCGCAAACGTCCAATTCGCGAGAGTTGTACGAAATTGTCCATGGATCGTACTTGGAGCATACTTATACTCGGCATACCGGGGAGCATAACCGAACAACTGGGAGAAGGTATTGTGCTGATTATCACAATACAACTCAGACTTCAAAATAGGTTGCTCACCGAGATGAGCAAACGAAGGCCAATAATAATCCTCCTGATTCAAACGAGACCAAGATTTATGAACACCTTGAAAATAAATCGCATCAGGAACAATAGAAAGGATACCAATCAAATAACCATGCTCCTCAGCAAAGAAAGATGAACGATTCGAACGACCGATACCAAAACCTTTGCCGGCAAGGTTACCCTGCGGAGAAGCAGAACCGGTCGCCGAAGTCTGCGGAATCTCCGAAATATTGATAGTGGAAACACCACCACCAAGGTACTCAGGACGTTGCAAACGCGCATCACTCGAAGTCACATGGAAATGACCCATAATAGTCTCCTTATAACGAGAACCTGCACGCGCAGAAATCTCATAAAACTTCTGCAAAGCAATAGCACGACGAAGATCATTGATCGTAACGGCGGTAGCCGTAGCAAGATCGGCCTTCAAAGTACCATTCGGATCGTAAGCCAAATGCCGGGAAAGGCCCTGATCTTCACCAGCACCGAAAGAATACTTCGTACTATCGGAAGAAGTAGTACCAAAAAGGTAACCAGGCTGAACGTCAGGAGAACCCGGCGTAGCAGGGGCATTCGGATCGAGGAAAGTCGGTATCGGACGCTGATTGCCAGGCGTAGTTTTCCAATTGGGATCAAGCTGAACATTCGCCTGACCAGCAATCGGCAAAGTTACATCCGGGCCACGCTGGGGAGTCGGAAGAGCCGAAGTAAAATAATCCTTGAGCCAGCGCCGGAACTGGATATCATAGTGAAAAGTAAACGGAAACATCCTATCACTTCCAAGCTGAATACGGCCCGAAAGACTCGTATCAATAGAGATCTCTGCATCCACATTCTGATCGCGATAATACTCATTCCAAATCAGAGCATAAGCACGAAACGGAAACATAGAAATGGGGGTTTGATTAGCTCCACTTCCACCGTCAAAGTTACCAATAGGAATACCAAAGTAATCCCAAAGACAACCAACGCCACAATTATCATTAGCACCAGAACGGGTATGGGCATCAGTCAGAAGATCGGAATAAGTGACATACGGCGGGACTGGCCTATCCGTACCATCTTCACCACCGGTAATAAAATCTTCCCATTGATCCCAAATCAAACGATTCGGAACAAAAAAGTAATGAACGTAAGCCTTTAGCGAACCAAAGGCCGGAGAAACGAGCGGAACAGTCCGACACATCATATCAGACTGAACACGAAAACGATCTCCGGGCACCATTTCCTGACACAGAATCGGATAAGCCTTACCCATCTGGGCAGTAAGCATCTTATCGTGATCCAAACTAAACTTATTTACAGGGGGTTTAGGTGTTTTGACCCTTGTAAACAACGTGTTACGATAACCTTTAGCCATCGAAACTACAAACGGATTCCTCCGCGAGAAAGTTTATAACTACGAGATAATTTTCGACCGCGACGGCGGCCACGACGTCTACGTGCCATCGTTAGAAGAACTCAAAAAGTCAATCAAATCATCCAATTTATTGACATAATGAGCAAGTACAAAAGGTATAACAAAAGGAAAAATCAAAAAAAGAAGCCCAAGAAAAAAAGTACGCATATCAAAAATATTAACGAAGAACCATACCGGGCATAAAGTAAGGTACCTGACCATTTTTAATAGCACGAATCAAGCGATTACCAAGATCACGAGAAACAGACTGATTAGGAACCTGACCGTTATTATAGTAATATTTATTAAGCAGTTCCGTCTCAATTGCATCAGCAACAACTTTCCGCTGTTGTGCATTATTAACGGGTATCCTGCTCATAATTTCAGATACCTCAGCCCGAATCTTAGACAGATCGGCGGCAAGCTTTTTCTCGTTAAGACCGAGCTGAAGTACCTGATTTTTCACACGCATATTATCATTTGCAACCCTACGGGCCTCAAGATCAAGACGATACTGATAAGACTGCAAATCCATCTTTTTGAGAGAGTTGTTATACTCCAAGGCTTCATTCTCAAGCCAATGACGATCCGCGGCAAAACGATTATCAATATCCTGACCAAGAGAACGAGAAGCGGCCAAACGCGCATTGGCCTTCATCAACTCGCGAGAGGTAGCTTCGGATTCAGCACGTTCGGCAAGAAGCTGAGACTCCTGATTCAATTTATCTGCCTGAGCATTAACCAAAGCATACTGCATAACATTCGACATAACCTCAGAAGGTTTACCGTAATCAACCTGAGGGGCCTGTCCGGAAGCAGAACCGGGAGCACCTCCGGAAACATTAGATACACCGCCGGAACCGTACATTAAATCCGAATTCAAATTCGCAGCCTCAAGACGAGCACGTTGCATAACAGGAGTATTATACCTGTTATCCATATTATACATGGAAAGAGCAAAATTATTTTGCTTATCCATCAACTTAGATTGATACTGATACTGCTTGCGAGCGGACGCACCACCTGTAATAGCATTACCAATCGCACTAAGACCACCGGTCACAAGACCTGCCCAATCAAACGCCATAACTCAACTACTCACTACGGGAGCCATTCAGGAGATTCAAACTGGCCGAGTCCAAAACCGAGGTTTTCGCATCCTGCTTGATCTCCACGTTGCTGGATTTCTTCACGACAGTGCATTGCATACAAAGCAGTGCCACCGTGCTTGCTAAGAGAACGAAGGTAAGAATCCTTTGCCATACGTTCCCGCTCTTCAAATTGAATTTCACGATTTCTGCGATCTTCTGCAGAAAGTTCTGAGAGTTCTCGACACTCATCATCTAAATAACGCCGAAAAAGCAATTCCCGTTCAAACTTCGTATAAAGTTTATCTCTCAAATAACGGGGCAAAGAGGGCTTTCTCCGCGCAAGTGGTTTAACATTCGACATGCAAAGTACAAAAAATTTGCGCTTTACAAAAAAATCTACACGTTTTTTCATCGGATGATACATGCAAGCTGCCAAAAGCCTACGTGTACCATCATCAGAAACATCAAGAGGAACAGCAGTTCCACGATGATAATCAGCCTGTGCCTCCACATAAGAAATACCAAGTCCGGGCCGGCGAGACATCAACGCAAAAGTCTTATAACAGTCCAGCGCCTTGGTAATATAGTTAGCAACATAACGCAAACCTCCATTACCTTTAAGAAACTGAACATCATTTATATAACCTTTCTGCCAAGTCTCATTAATAGCCTCGGTCATGTAATCCAAAGAACAACGAACATCTGTAAATACAATAGCATGATAATGAGGCCGACCGGTATTCTCACCAAACTCGGACACAATAAAGTAGCGTATGCGGCCGAGATCAGACACACAACGCTTACGAATACGTTTAAACCAAAGTTGGACATCTCTCTTTGAAGTAGTATAAAATAAAGGCAGACCATCAGAGCCAAACTCCATAGGAACATGAGAATCCTCATAAGTCAACGTAATAAAAAAGGTGGAACCGGTACAATACTTGTATTCAGCCAAAAGACGCTTATACCACATAGAACGGCGGCGCATAAGCGGACGATAAACTTCCTTCATTACGCCAACCGCTCATCAAAACGTACAACATTATCGTAATTCAACATCAAAGACCTTTGGTCAATAGTAACACGATAAGATCGACGCTGAACACGATCAACCAAATAAACATCATTGATTGAATTTTTAAACCGAAGCCAATGACGGTAAGCATTCCGACGAGTGGTAAAAAAGGACATCAAGTCAGTATTACCAACTCGACGATAGAAGTAAAGCACAAAACGAGATTTCCAACGTTTATCAAAGTAATCAACCTGATAAACCGCAGTGGGCCAATGATTGAAAAGATGCCAAAGTGTAATTTTCCGTTCCATAATCAAAAGCTTAAAGGATTAACTTTTTTTCTTACACACGACAAATATAGTGCTAATTATAATTTATATTATGTTAAATAATGTGGCGCGGATATCCTTAATACTATAATCTCAGGTCCGTTTGCATAGTTTTTGCTGTTCTGCTTTGCATTGACTACCTTTATCATCCGATTCAATGCCCGATCACATCATCGTATGAAACTCCGAATACCACTTATTACAATAGTTTTGTGTGGCTTGATTGTAACCATGTGCACCAAACCGCAAAGCAACCAGCCTTCTATTGCTGTCAGTATCGCGCCGTTGCAATATATCACGGAACAGATCGCCGATTCCGATTTTCGTATCAATGTCTTGGTTCCTTCGGGTGCCAGTCCGGAAACCTATGAACCCTCTCCGGCACAAATGCAACAAGTCGCTCAATCCCAATTTTATATTCATACCGGATTAATCGATTTCGAACGAAACCTCCAACAGGCTATTCGGAATAATATGCCTGATGTTCAACAAATCAACGTCTCAGAAGGAGTCGAACTAATTGCCGGTGACTGCGAACACAATCATCAGAATAACAGCGAAAAGATCGTACACGATCATGAGGTCGCCGCCACGCACGGACATACTCACGTCCAAGGCGTCGATCCCCACATTTGGAATTCGCCCAGGACA